TCTTAGACAAACAGAAATAATAGAAAATAGAAAAAAAGAAATACAACAAATGGAGAAAAAAATTATGGAAAATTATACAATTAAAACACCTTACGCAAGTGGTAAACCTATTATCCAAACTGCTGTAAATTTTGTAACGGACATTATGCCAGGTAGTAATATAGAAAACACTAGATTACAAATGATGGAAATAGCAAGTGCAGAAAGTATTTTTGCTACACAAAAAGGTACATTTTCATCTTATAGTACAGGACCTTTTCAATTTGATGACGGACCAGAAACAGCTTTTGCTACAATACAAAACAGATTAAAGAATGAGCCAGGTGGCACATTATCTAAAAATGTTAAAAAAATTGAAGATGCAATAAATCAAAAATACCCAGAAATAAATTTTAAAATAAGTGAATTAAAATGGGAAGATATGAATAAACCATTACATAGCGCTGTGATGTTGCGTTTATTTATGGCTATGTCACCAGAACCTATAGGTAATACTGTTGAAGAAAGAGCAGCATGGTGGAAAAAAAATTGGAATACTGAGGCTGGAAAAGGAACAGTAGAACATTACACAAAAGAAGCGACTAATTTATAATGTACTTTAAAAATCCAGATGATTTTGTATCTAATAATCCAAACCTTGGACCAGCTACGGAACCATATCAATCAGATTTTGGAAGAGATTGGGATGTTACCTGGAAAGATCATAAATTATCTGGATCTATATTTTCAGAAGGTGAAGCGTATTCTCAGGCATTACAACCTGTACTAGATGAGATACATGAAATAACTGGTAAAAGAATAAATAACTTTGGAGATGCATCTAGAGGACAAGGTGAAGGTTATCAGGGAAGACAACACAAAGATCAATTTTTAGAAGGTTTAGTTAATTTAAATAAACTTATAAAAGATGATGGACGATTACAACACTTACCATTATTTACTGAAGAATTAGTACAAATACGTGCTGGTGAATTAGCAAGAAATGCCAGGAAAGAATATGAAGACAATGTTAAGGGTATGACCTGGGGAAGTACACTAGCTACAATAACAGCAGAAGGTTATGATATGATACGTAATCCTATGGGAGTTGCTACATTAGCAATAGGATCTACTACTCCTTATGGATTTACAGCAAAAGCATTTGCAAAACATTTTTTATATAATGCATTAGCAGAAGGTACTTATGGATTATTTACAAGACCAACAGTAAAAGCCTGGCGAGATAAAGCTGGTATTGATTACGATACAAGTCAGGTGATTGCAGATATAGGTATTATGGCTGGTGGTGGTGGACTATTTGGTATTGCTACTAACGGAGTTGTATCAGGAGTAAAATCTATTTTACCTCATGTAAAAGGTAAATTATCTAGAGGAGAAATTAAAGATCCTAATGGAGATTCTATTAACGAAGATTTAATTGAATACGTATTAAGAGAAACAGAAGATGAAGCTAATATAATTAATGATAATCCATTTACTAAAACAACAACAAAAGAAAAATTAAATGGAGAAAAAGAACATATCAATAGACATAATGAAGCGCTTAAAATTTTAAATGAAGAAGATACAGCTTTAAATTTAAAAGATCCTGTAGCACCAATAGAAAATAATTTAAGTAAAGAACAAATACAACAAATTACAAAACCTGATGAGGCTGTAAATTTTAGACCTGAAGAAATAGAGGTAGATGCAAAAACATTTCAGTTTAAATCAGGTGGTGATGAATTTGGTGTATCAGATAGATTAAAAGATATAAAAACATGGGAACCTCATTTTGCTGGACAAATATTAGTTTTTGAAAATAAAAATGGTAAAAGATTTATTGTAGACGGTCATCAAAGATTAGCATTAGCAAAAAGAATAAAAGCAAAAGATCCTAAACAAGATCCTATACTTTCAGGTTTTGTTTTTAAAGAAGTAGATGGTTTTACACCAGAGCAAATAAAAGTAATAGGAGCATTAAAAAATATTGCAGAAGGAACAGGTACACCAGTTGATGCATCTAGGATATTAAGAATAGATCCTGATAAATTTAAAACTTTACCACCTAGATCTCAATTAGCTAGACAAGGTAAACATCTAGCAAGTTTATCTGATGATGCATTTGGTTTAGTTATAAATGAAAAAATACCATCTAATTATGCAAGTATAATTGGTAAGTTAGTAAGCGATCCTAGTAAACATTTTCCTATAGCAAAAGTATTAATTGATAATAACCCAGCAAACGAGTTTCAGGCAGAACAAATAGTAAGACAAGCATTAAGTTCAGGTTTTACTCAAGTAAAAGAACAAACTTTGTTTGGTCAAGAAATGTTATTACAATCATTATTTAAAGAACGTGCAACCGTTTTAGACAATGCGCTGCGCTTATTAAAACAAGATAAAAAAGTTTTTAATACATTGGTTCGTAATCATACAAGAATAGAAAGAGAAGGTAATCAATTATTAAGAGATGCAAATAAAAGAAAGGAAATGATAGATGCAACAGCCCAAGAAATACTCAAAAAAGAAGCAAACAAAAAAGGTAATCTCTCCGACAACCTTACAGCCATTGCAAAAGAATATAAACAAACAGGCAACCTCGGACAAGCTACAGGAGAATTTGTCGAGTCTATCCGAAGAGCAGTATCAGAAGGCAATATTGATGGGGACTCAGTTGGGGGAATTGGAACTACTTTTGAAACTAAAGAGAAAATCCCTCTGGTCCCAGAGCAATCAGAACCAATCCCAGGATTTGATGATGTCAAAAAAAGCAAAGCTGTAGAACAACAAGGTGATCAATTACAAAGAATTACAGAAGAAGAAATAGGAGTACGTGAAGGTTTTGAAGATGATAAAGCTGTACGTATAGATCTTAAAAATAAAATGCAAGATGATAATTTTGGTACGGAACAAATAATTAAGCATCCAGCAATTATTTCAGCATTAGAAAAAGCAAAAACAATACCTATTACAGTAAATGATCCTAATTATGGATCAGTATCATGGTTAGAAAAAAGAAAATTTAAAATGAAAAACTGGTCAGCTACAGGTTATATTGACGGTATTGATAATCATGTATTGCATGCAGAAAGATTAGCCTGGGAAGAAGAAGACTTAATACCTGAATCAGTTTTACAAGATAAAAAAGCAATAATATTAATAGGCGCTCCAGCTAGTGGTAAAAGTTCTATAGCAAATAAAATAGCAAGAAAAACTAAATCAGCAATTGTAGATAGTGACGAAGTAAAAAAAAGTTTACCAGAGTACCAAGATGGTTTAGGAGGAAATGCATTACATTTAGAAAGTAAAGTTATAGCTGAAGAAATATTAGATGAGTCTATGAAAAAAGGTAATAATATTATTACTCCGATTGTAGGACATACTTCAACAAAAGTTACAAAATTACAAAAAAGATTTAAGGACCAAGGATACTCAGTACAGTTAATGTATATGGATGTAAAACCAGAAAAAGTATTTAATAGAATGATTAATAGGTTTATTGGTACAGGTAGATTAATAATGCCTGAATATGTATTAGGTATTGGAAATAAACCAAAAATAACATATAATGAATTGAAAGGAAAATTTGATGACTTCGCAGAAATCGACAACAATCAAGCTATCGGAGAACAGCCTACAGCGCTGGAAATCTCAAACGAACAAATTATACAAGGGACAGGAATACGATTACGACAAGTCAGATCAGATAGCAGACGAGATGCAACCAGCACTCAAGAAGGAATTGCAGAAGCTACGCTTAAAGAACTCGAAGTAGATCTACAAAAACAAAAAGCAGACTCATCTATATATGACAACGTTCCTATAGCACAAATTATTGATGACCAGGAAGTATTAACTACACAATCACGTACCGATATACTTAACGAAATTAATCAAGATAAAAAAATGTTAAATAGATTAGAGGACTGCGCATGAGTTTTAAAGACTGTATTGTAAACGGACAACGTGAAGGTAATATTACTACGGAACAAGCTGAAGAATTAAATAAAATATATGATCAATTATTTATACAATTTAGCAAAAATGATACTCCTGAAAATGCTGGTATACGTGCTGGCAAAGAAACATTTGACCAGGTAAAATATAATGCCATGCATAAACGTAGAGTAAAATTATTACAACTACGTGCCTGGAAACAAGCCCTGATAAATATAGACGAATATCCTGGAGATCCTGGCAAAGCCTATCAAGCTATAATAGCTAATGATAATATAGGAACATTTAGTAATTTAGAAGGAAGAAGAGCATCATTACGAAATCAATATTTTGGTATGTTGACTAAATTATTAAACGAGTATGGTAGAAATGCTGTAGGTAATGTACGAAACAAATCTAGTATAAACCAAATGGTAAAAGAAATATTTGAGCCAGGATCTACTGGTAATAAAAACGCTAGAGAAATAGCTGAAGCAGTTACTAAAGTTTTTGAAAAAGCAAGAATAACAGCTAATGAATATGGTATGCGTATACCTAAGTTAGATAATTATGGATTACCACAACTGCATCATGTTTTAAATATAAGAGTAGCTGGTAGAGATGAATGGAAAAAATTTATAAAACCTTTATTAAATCCAGCAAAAATGATTAATGAACAAACTGGTAATCCTCATACTGTAGAGTCTTTAGAATTTGCCTTAGATGAAGTTTTTGAAACGATTATATCAGAAGGATCAAATAAATTAAAACCTGGTAAAATGTCAGTATACGGAAAAAGTAGTTTATCTAATAGAAGACAAGAGCATAGATTTTTACAATTTAAAGATGCAGACTCCTGGATACAATATCAAGAACGTTATGGTGAACCTAATGCATTTAATGTTATTAATAATCACATAGATAAAATGACAAGTGATATTGCTGAATTACAAATATTAGGTCCTAATCCTACTACTATGATGAAAGCTATAGAAACAGAAATATTAAGAAGAGCAACTAACATAGATAAATTAGGAGGTAATCGTAACGCTGTAAATAAAGCACAAACACAAATTGCAAAAGCACAAAGTTATTATGATGCTTATACCTCAAGAAATAATACTCCTGTAGATGGACGGATAGCAAATATTATGGCTGGTACAAGGCACTTAATACAATCAGCATTTTTAGGATCAGCTTCAATAAGTGCAATAACTGATATGCAAAATATGAGAATAGCATCTAGGTTAGCTGGATTACCACAAGTTAAAGTTTTAAAAAATTATTTTAAAATGTTAAACCCTTTATCATTTAAAGAAAAAGCTATGTTAGGTAATAGGTTAGGATTAATAGCAGAAAATTATATCAGTACAACAATATTAAATGCTAGATACTTTGGAGAAACTACAGGTCCTAACATTACTACCAGGATCTCGGATACTGTAATGCGAGTAAGTGGATTGGCTCCTATGACACAAGCTGGAAGACAAGCATTTGGTATGGAATTTTTAGCGCATTTTGGATCACAAGTAAATAAACAATTTGATGAGTTAGATGATCTATTACAAAAAAATTTAGAACGTTATGGATTAACAAGTGATGATTGGAACTTAATAAGAAAAACAGAATTATATGAAGATAATAATGTTAAATTTTTAGATTATCAAAAGATACAAGAAATAGAAGGAATACCAAAAGATAAAGCAGAAGATATAGCAAGTAAAGTTTTAGAAATGATTGTAACCGAAACTGAAACAGCTATCCCCTCTTCTACTTTAAGAGCAAGAGCATCTTTAGTAGGTGGAGCAAAACCTGGTACATTTGTTGGTGAGTTAGGACGTAGTATGGCTATGTTTAAAAACTATCCAGTTACAGTTATGCATACACATTTTATGCGATACATGAAAATAAAAGATCCGAAACGTAGAGTAAGTATTGTAGCTGATTATATTATAGGTGTTACATTGATGGGTGGATTAGCATTGCAAGCGCATCAGGTAACAAGAGGTAGAGATCCTAGACCAATGAATACTCCTGAGTTTTGGGTACAGGCATTATTACAAGGTGGAGGTCTTGGAATTTTTGGAGATTTTTTAGTATCGACAACTAGCAGAGGTGGTAGAGGATTAGAAGAAACTGTAGCTGGACCAGTAGTCGGTGCTATTGGAGATATAGGAAGATTAACTATAGGTAATGTTATAGAATTAGCATCAGGTAAAGATACTAACTTTGGTAGAGAATTAACTAGATACATGGCACAGTATACTCCAGGAGCAAGTGTTTGGTATTTACGTTTAGCTTTTGAAAGAATAATTCTAGACAATATACAAAAATTCGTAGATCCAAAAGCGCAGCGCTCTTTTAGAAAAAGAGAAAGATATTACAGAGAATTTAACCAGGATTATTACTGGAGTCCAGGACAGACTTTCCCTTCTCGACCACCAAATCTTGGTACGGCGCTTGGAGATTAATATACAAACTTTATAATACCAATAACTTTTAAGGTATTGAATGGCAAATTATTCTATAACAAGTCAAGCTAGACGAGTAGTATATTCTGGAAGCGCTGGGGTAGGTCCGTATTCATTCTCCTTTCCTATATTAGCGCAGACAGATATACAAGTCTATATCGACTCTACTTTAAAAAGTTTGACTACAGATTATACCGTAACTTTGTCTACGTCTAATGGTACAGGTTCAATAACTTTTACCACTAATCCTACGACTCCTACTTCATCCAATACAATTACAATTGTAGGAGGTAAAACTATTGAACGTACCACAGACTTTGTAACGGCTGGTGATTTATTAGCTAGCAGTTTAAATACAGAGTTAGATGCCTTAACAATATTTATTCAACAACTATCAGAAAATAATGATAGGAGTATAAAAGGTCCAATCACAGACAATACAAGTTTGTCAATGGATTTACCTACTGCAACATCTAGAGCAAACAAAGTATTAAGTTTTAATAGTAGTGGTGTCCCAGAAACAGACCTTGTTAAAACTGATGTTAGTACCGTAGCTGGAATTAGTAGTGCAATAAGTACAGTAGGTGGAATAGCAAGTAATGTGTCAACTGTAGCTGGTATATCCAGTAACGTATCAACCGTAGCTGGAATTAGTAGTGCCGTATCTTCTGTTGCTGCTAAGGCAAGTTTAATAACATCAGATTTCGTAGCTGATTTAAATACACTTGCAGTAACAGATGTTATAAATGATATAAATACTTTAGCTACAAGTGATATAGTATCTGATTTAAATACATTAGCTACAAGTGATGTAGTAAGTGATCTTAATACACTGGCAACAACAGATATAATATCAGATATTAATACGTTAGCTACAACAGATATAGTATCCGATATTAATACACTAGCAACAAGTGATATAGTAAGTGATCTTAATACATTAGCAACCAGTGATATTATAAGTGACCTAAACACGTTAGCTACTAGCGATATCGTAACTGATTTAAATTTATTAGCAACATCAGACAACGTTACAAATATGGCAACATTAGGTGCATCTGGTGTTGTAGGAAATATAGCAACGGTTGCTGGAGCAAATTCTAATATTTCTACTGTAGCTGGAATATCAAGTAACATAAGTACAGTAGCTGGTAATACTACTAACATAAATACAGTCGCTGGTGCAAACTCAAACATTACATCTGTAGCTGGTTCAATATCAAATGTAAATTCTGTTGCAAGTAATTTAAGTACAGTAAATGATTTTGCTAATAGATATAGAGTAGCTAGTTCAGATCCCTCATCATCTTTAGATGAAGGTGATCTAGCTTATAATACATCAGCTAACGTATTAAAATATTATAATGGTTCAGCCTGGGTAACTATCGTTGCTGGTTCGTTAACTGATATTGTTCAGGATGGAAGTCCACAGTTAGGAGGAAACCTTGACGTACAAACTAATTCAATAGTTTCTACTTCTAACAGAGATATTAATATAACACCTGATGGTTCAGGAAAAGTAGTGTTAGATGGATTAAGTTATCCAGTATCAGATGGTACAGCAGACCAGGCAATTACAACTGATGGTTCAGGTAATCTAACTTTTAGTACAATCCAGGCAAGTGAAATATCTACACCTGGAAACGTATTTAGTAATTATAATTCTATTAGTTCTAATTGTAGTACAACAACAGCTTCAACAAAAAATTCTATTTTATACGGTCAAATTTCTGTAACAGGTAGTGCAACTTGGACAGTAGGTGGAAATGGAATATTACAAATTATATAGGAGATAATAAATGGCGAGTACAATAGCAGTAGATAAAATACAAGGAGCAAGTGGAACAACAGTAACTATACCTACTGGACACACACTGGCAGTAACAGATGGTATAGGTATATCAAGTTTACCAACAATAACAGTAGCAAAAGGTGGTACAGGATCAACAAGTGCAAGTGCCGCTAGAACAGCATTAGGTGTTGCAATAGGTAGTGATGTACAAGCATTTGATGCTGATACAGTAAAGAAAGATGAAAACAATACATTTACAAAAGCACAAAGAGGTAGCACACAAACTGCTGGATCACAAACAGGCAGTGTTACACTTGATTTTGATACTTATCAAAACTTTGTTTTAACAGCTACAGGTAATGTAACACTAGCTAATCCTAGTACAGAATCAGTAGGACAATCTGGTATCATAGTATTTATTCAAGATGGTACAGGAAGCAGAACATTATCATTAGGCACAGATTATGAAACTGCTGGTGGAGCTGGTTTAACTATATCGACTGCTGCGAGTGCAGTTGATGTTATACCTTATTTTGTTAAGGCTTCTGGATCAATTCAACTAGGAGCGCCACAACTTGCATTTGCATAGGAGATATAATTAATGCCAGTACAAGGTAAATTTTTTCAAAATCCTGGAAGTAGTGGTAGTGCTTTTTATGACTATCAAATAGAACAAAGCTGTAGATTTAGTCGTGAAGAATCAACTCACATGACTAGAACACCTAGTAGTACAGGCAACAGAAGAACATTTACTTTCAGCACGTGGTTGAAAAGGTCAAGAGATGATAATGATGCCTTTTTTGGTGTTTATGCTAATTCTTCTACTGAAGCAGCAATGAAATTTGGTAATGGAGGAACTCATTCTGGTAAACTACAACTTTATCAGTATACTGGTAGTTTCCCAATAAATGTGCAAACTAATGCAAGGTATCGTGACTCTACAGGTTGGTATAATATTGTTATAAGAGTAGATACAACACAATCAACTGCTAATAATAGAGTTAGGCTTTATGTAAATGGCACTTTAAATGATAACACAGATAATAGCACAAATACTCAACCATCACAAAATTATGATACTTTTTTTAACACTTCTGGTAATCCTAATTTTGTTGGTTGGTATGGAAATAGTGGATCAAATAGATTTGATGGATTAATGGCAGAAACTATTTTAGCAGATGGTTATTCTTATGATGCTAGTTATTTTGGAACAACAAAAAATAATATTTGGACACCAGTTGATTATCATAACACTACTGGTAATTATGGCACTAATGGATTTTACCTAAAGTATCAAAATGCTTCTGCACTTGGAGATGATAGTTCTGGTAACAACAACGATTTTACAACAAGTGGTTTAAGTGCAGATAACCAGCTTATAGATTCACCCACCTTCGGTTCGTAATGATAGGAGTTAATTAAATGCCAAGTAGTGGAAATTTTGCAAGATTTAATCCTTTGAAGCGTAGAGCATCTTCTTATGCAGATTCAAATATTGACAATGCTAATCAACAACTTGGCTCAACAACAGGTAATGCAGCTCAATTAGATGTTGGTTTTAAATTAGGTGATGGTAAATTCTATTATGAAGTTTATGCCGCAAGTATTCCTGGCTCATTGCATTTTGGTGTATGTATTGATAATGCTGATTTAAATAATGTTACTTCTGGTAAAGCAATAATAGGAATGAGAGAGGGTGGAAATAAATTAGTTTCTACTGCTCCACAAACTAATTCAACATCAACTTCTTATGGTTCTTCTTTCGCAAGTGGTGGAGCTATACTAGCAGTAGCTATGGATTTTACAAATTCTACTATGGAATTTTTTATTAATAACAGTAGTCAAGGTTCATTTAGTTGGTCTAGTGCAAATGATGGTTCTACTTATTATCCTTATGTTTATATGAATACACAAGTAGCTACTTTAAATACAGGTCAAGATAGTACTTTTTGTGGTCAAAAAACAGCTCAAGGTAACACAGATGAAAATGGATTTGGAGATTTTTACTATACACCTCCTTCTGGTTTTTTAGCAATGTGTTCAGCAAACTTACCTATATCATCAGATATAGATCCAGCAGAAACTGATACTGATTATCCTAGTAAACAATTTAATACAGTTCTTTATACTGGAGATGCAAGTAATAATAGAAGTATAAGTGGAGTTGGTTTCAAACCAGATTTTATTTGGGGTCATAGTAGAACTGGTACTACTGTTTCATATATGTATGATTCTAATAGAGGTGCTAATGTATTACGTTCTGAACAAACAAGTGCAGAATCAGATTATTCAACATATTGGTCACAATTTGATAGTGATGGTTGGAGTTTTGCAACTAATGCTTCATCTCAAAATGAAAGTGGTAAACCTTTTGTAGTTTGGTGTTGGAGAGCTAATGGAGGAACAACAGCTAGTAATTCAGATGGTGCTACAACTACTACAGTACAAGCAAACACAAAAGCTGGATTTAGTATAGTTGAATGGCCTCAATATACACCTAATTCAACTTTTGGTCATGGTCTATCTGAAGCTCCAACATTTATAATATCTAAATTAACAGGTGTAGCTAATTGGGCAATGTATCATTCTGGACTTGATTCAGGAAAAGTTTTATATTTTACAACTTCTGGTCAATTTACTTCATCAATTTATAATAGCACAGCTCCTACTTCTTCTGTTTTTAGTTTAGGTGCTTCTTATGCAGGCAGTGGAGCAGGAATATCTTATTGTTGGCATGATGTTAAAGGTTTTCAAAAGTTTGGAACCTATGTTGGAAATGGTAATACAGATGGACCATTTATTTACACAGGATTTAGACCTAGAATGTTATTTATAAAAAGAATTGATAGTTCAGCTAGTTGGTATGTTTTAGATACAGCAAGAGATACAAGCAACCCAGTAACTACATTACTTAATTGGGACACAAACTCATCTGAATCAGGTATTGGTTCTACTAATAATTTTGATGTACTTTCAAATGGACTAAAAATCAGGACTTCTGGTGGTGGTTTAAATGGAAGTGGTGGTAATTTTATATTTGGAGCTTGGGGGGATCAAAGTGCCACGTACTCAAACGCTTTCTGATGATTAATATAACAAGGAGATAAAAAAAATGTGGGCTTTAATAAATAGTGATAACGAAATAGAGGAGATTATAAGATTTCCACGCAATATAACAATAAATGATGTAAGACATTCTCGAAGAATATTTACAGCTTGGTCTTGGGCAGATTTAAATGCAATAGGTATTTATACTGTAGAACCAGGAACAAAAGGTGATGATCTTTTTGAAATAACTTCTAGTCCTACTTATGCTTTTGATAGTGGTAATAACAAAGTAACGACCTCTTATACCACAACGGATAAAGCGTTAGCAGATGCTAATGCTGTTGATGAAGATGGTAATAACATTACTGATGCAGATGGAAACCAAGTAATCAATTATGGTTTAAAAACACTAGCTAAAAATAAAGCTAAAGAACAAGCTAATGGTTTTATAAAACGATTTAATTGGTTAGTAGAACGTAGTATTTATGATAGTAGCAAAGCTATACCTGATGCAGTAAAAACATACGTTGCAGCTATAAGAAAAGATTGTAGTGATATAGAAACTGCTATAGATAATGCAAGTGATATGACAGCATTCAAAGCATTGTATGCAGATACTGTAAATAGTGAGGGTGAGGTTACTGAGGTAAACAGAATTAACAGGTGGACAAGTGAAAGCACAGTTAAAGATTATCTTAGATAAAATAAAATCTATGTTTAAAAAGAAACGTAAAAAAGGTAAAGCTCCAAAGATAAGAGCATTTTAGTGACTATTGACCCTTTTATAGTTTGGAATTTTCTACTAACTATTATTGCATCTGGTTTTGGGTGGGCGTTTGGTAAAATGTTTGCAGAGGTTAAACGTTTACAAATTTTATTAAACAGAACAAGAGAAGACTATGCTACTAAAAAAGAATTGCATAATGAAACTAGAGAAATAAAAGAATTAATTATACGTATCGAAACAAAGCTAGATAGGTTTATCGAGAAACAAAATGGTTGATCCAGTTAGTGCTGGAGCAGCTGTACTTTCAGGAATTAAATTAGTAAAACAAAGTGTAGACTTTGTAAAGCAACAAATATCAACTTGCAATGATATAGGTGACATCATAGGACATATTGATAAAGCTATGATGGGTGAGCAACAAGCTATTAAAGCTAGAGATTCAAAAAATGTAGATCATTTTGCAACAGAAAATGTGGCTAGAGAAGTGATTGACGCTAAATTAGCTCGTGAGCAAATGAATGAACTAAGAAATCTAGTGAACCTACGCTTTGGACCAGGAACTTGGGAGTTTATATTACAAGAACGTAAGAAACGTATTGATGCAAAAAAACAAGCGATAAAAGAAGCTAAAGCAAAAAAATTAAAAAAGCAGCAAGAAATAGCAGAGTATATTAAATATGGATTAATTACTGTAATAAGTGTTGCTTTTATAGGTGTAGCTGTAGGTATAACTTTTAAATTCTTTGTATCGGTAAGCAGTCCTACTTTTGCGCATGACATGGAATATGATGATGGAACGTGCCTGGTATATAGCCCAAAATATTTTATGGTATGCATACAAGAAGGACGTTCTTATGCCGATACAGAATTATACCTGGAATATAAAAATCAACTTAATAACTGGCAAACAGAAAAGGAGTAAATATGGCATTAACAGCATTAATAGGACCAGCAACAAAACTTATAGGTAAGTTTATAAAAGACAAAGATCAAACTGAAAAGCTTGCTTTTGAGTTAAGTGCTATGGCAGAAAAACATGCTACAGAATTAGCAAAAGGACAACTAGATATTAATAAAGAACAAGCAAAACATCCTAGCTTATTTGTATCAGGCGCACGTCCAGCAATAATGTGGGTGGCTTGTCTAGGATTATTATGGCAGTTTTTTATAGGTCCAATTTTAACTTGGTTCGCTGTAATGTTTAATCCTAGTATTACTCCTCCAAGTTTAGAATTAGAAGGACTCGTCACGTTAGTTATGAGCCTCCTAGGACTCGGAGCCATGAGATCCTACGAGAAGTCAAAAGGAATAGCTAGGGACAACTTAAAGAAGTAATCCCAGAAAACAGGGATTTTTCGAGTCGTTTAAATGACCATACAATAGCATTAAAGTTTTACTGCTTATGATTGTACCTTCAAAATTATTTCAATCGTACTACAATAGAGTCTACATCCTTAGCATATAGAGATCTTGCTACTCCAGGAGTATTATCAACATAACCTTTTTCTTTTAACTTTTGGATCATTGCTGATACTTGTCCTACATATTTATATTTCATGTGTACTCTAATTTCTTCGTAGGTAGGTGGATAAGAATTATCTTTATGATAACTTTTAATATAGTCCCATACCTTTTTTTGTTTCGGTGTAAAAAAAGACATAGGTAATTTTACTTCACTCATATCTTGTCCTTTCCATAATCATTTTTTTCATCTGGCTCCATAATATAATTTCGGTAACATCTTCCACAATAGTGTCTATCATCTTCATGGATCTCTGGTTTACCTCCACAATAAAAACACTTATCTTTATTGACACTTGTTTTCCATGCATCATCAAAATGACCCATATTATATCTCCTTAACTTTTATTGACTTTGCTCTGCTAGCTTCTTTACTAGGTACAAAATATCCTTTCTTAGCTGGATTAGTTTTCCATGTTACTTTGTATCCCTCACCTTCTGCTGTAGAATGATTACCAATAATAGACATAAAATATGCAGTACATTCATCTTTAATTTTTTCACCTGATTTAATTAAAGCACATGCATCTAAATATTTTTCTGCAATCTCTGCATCCGACTCAACTAATTTTACAGGAGGTAATCCCATATCTTCTTTATAAGTATTGCTACCATCAAAAGGATCTTCTACATCATACCAGTCAACTACACCTTCTTTTTTGTATGTATCTAATCTGTCCTGGAAATCTTTACAAGCATCTGCAATACGTTCTTGCATTTGCAAATCTTGCTCGTAAATATATATTTTAAAATGCACTCCTCCATATAATGTTGGAATAGCACACCACCTATAGCCAGTACACATCATTAAACCTTGTGCCTGAACGACACCTCTATACAAAGCTGGTACGTCAGTAGGTTTAGCGCTAGTAAGTTTAGCCTCTAATATACCTGGACCGACTAAAGGTATACCACTATTATTAGGTAAGTATATCCCCTTCTCTGCGTCATTCCTGATAACGATATCATTGCCTAAGCCAATGCCATCAGGAGATCCTTGTAATGGTAGTGTGTCATGTACAACTTTTTGTTCTATATCTATTTCAGCTTTTATACCTAATACATTTGCACACGCTTTTAATATTTCATTTTCAAACGTATTACCCCAATGCATAGCACTAAATTGTGGTGCCTCGGATCTTTTATAATTTTTAGCCATAGCATCTATGCAACCCCTTAACACACTATTTTTAGTTTTATACGGATCTTGGGCATTAACAAATGGTGCTAATTGACTACATGATAATTTTGTATCGTCTGTAAGTTTACCTACCATGACCAAGCCTCCATAACTTCCATGATATAAGCAACGTACAATATTACATTTAATGCAATAAATATTACCATTAGTAATTTAACAGTTTCTACTATATACTCATAAGTATGCGTTCTGCTAAACAACCTAATCAGCCTAGTCAGATAAAACAAGGTATTACTAAAAACCTCTCGTGACCTAATATATGTTATGCGAACTAAAGACTTATCCATTATCCTTCTCCTTTTGTAATTAATCCCAGTAACCTAGGATCTTATTGTTAATATACATAAAATAGTTAAGTAAAGAAACCATGCATAACCTATTATAATATTCAAACGTTTTATCGTACATTTTTATAATCTACTTTAGGTCCATTGCGATACTTATGGTTGTAAGATTCATCAGCTTGCTCAATAAAACATCTATGCGCATCATATAATTCTGACCTTGCATAAGCAACTTTTCTATAGCCAGCAACTTTTAAACTTTTAATTTCTTCTAGTGATTGTTGTAGCTCTTTAAATATATGAATGGCTGTATCTATATGTTTAAGATATTCCATTGGAACTGTTATTCTATTAGCTGTAGAAGTATACAAACCAGTATGTTTATAAAAATCTCTATTTTGTATCTGTTTCTTTTTCATAACTTATCTTCATCCTTTTCTTAATATATCATTTATGTATTAAAATAAAATAACCATTAATTGCGCATATTATTTATAATATATCTTCCATATCATAATATGCTGACATTAATCTATGAACATTATGTAAACCTATTTCTTTGTGATATAAGAAACGCACCTTACAATAAATTGACCAGAATTTTATTCGCAGATTTGTGGGTAATATAAGAACTTCCTTTTTATTATGATCATTATTTTTTTTATATATCCATCCAGCTTCTACAGAAGTTTTTATAATATCTGCTATAGCATTTCTTGTAAAATCTGTATCATTTTGTAATGACGTTAATGTGCAAAGTTTTTTAGCATAAAAATCTGCAATGACTAATCTTGATACTAAAAATCTTGCTTGTGTACTATGCATCCATGTAAGAAATTTCGTATGTAATTTTTGCAATTCTTTATCATGGTTATATAAAAACGCTCTATCTCGTGCTGACATAAAACTTCCTGTCGTATGTATACCTTTACGTTTGAGTAAATCGTTTTCTGCTAATGCTACTTTTGCTTCATACAAATAGTGTAATTTATTTGTAAATATATCTTTACTTTTATTATACTCCATAAATGCCTCCTCTTATCATTATGTTACGTAAACTTGATAACTTGTTTACAGAATTACCATCTGCATCTATACCAATCCACATATCACCTCGTATCGGTCTTACTCCCCTAGCCTGTAATTCTTTAGCTATTTCACGTAATGATGTATGTCCTAGTTTTTTTATTTTATTAATCTCTATACAAATCCTATCAGCCTCCTGATTACTTTTATCCTGGATAGCTTTAGTACCTAGTTGAGATCCTATACTAGCATTAGGACTACCAAGCTTTGTAACTTTATGTTGATTACCTAACAGATCCGTCTTTATAAAAAAACCGTCATCTTTTATTTGTTGCTTTCTAACAGCTAATGCCTTTTTAGTATTATCTCTAATACGTTGCGCCTCATGTTCTGCTAGTGTCATCATAAGTGTAAGCATCATTTTATTTGTAGCTGGATTATCAAAGTTAGGAACATCACAAGCTATAAAATTTACCTTGCTATCCATTATCTTGGTTAAAAAAGAAACGTTCCTGGCTAATCTATCCAGCCTGGCAATAATAAGAGTACAGCTTCGAGCCAGGCAATAGTCCAAAGCTTTACGCAATTCTGGTCTATGCCTATCGGTTTTTCTTCCAGACTCTTTTTCTGTGAACTCTGCTTCCATGTTCCAGTCGCCACCGTTCAAGTGCTGTTCTACTGCTACCTTTTGTGCATCCAAACCAAGGGACTGTTTGTTGGTACTAACTCTATAGTATGCAACGTATCGTCCCTTGTGTGGTTTGCCAGCTTTATTTCTAACCAATGTATGACTCCTGTAAAAATTTATTAGATATGTTTGTTAATCTGATTTTATCTTGTGCCTTACATATAATGGATAGTAATTTCATACCTTCAATTTTGTTTGATGCTATGCAATTAATTAACTGATCCACTATATTTTTTTCTGTGTTATTTAGTTCTTTGTATCTGTTATTCACTAAGCTACCTCCTTTTGTTTTTTGATTGTTAAGATAAAATAACCACAACAGTTACTAACGTTGTAACCGATAAAGTCATTGTCCTCATATTTTGTTATAAAGTCCCTAGCTGTGCCTGTGCTATTAGTAAAGTAAGCACCTTCGATACCTAATGTGTATCTTAAATCTCTGGTAGTTTCTTTTGCTATCCTGAAACTTTTATCGGTACAAGGTTCACAACCATCTGTCATACCGTCAAATTTACTCCTAGTTGATATGAATAGTTGATCCCTATTCTTTCTAATAAAAGCTTTAAGTGTGTTTTTATTAACTAGCATATTAGTCCTTTCTGTTATGTTTGTTTTTTGTATCTTAAATTTATCTTTTATCATCTACTATACATATAGTCCCATTTTGGTACAATTGCAAGACCTAAACGGTACTTTTTTTAATGAAACCCCTGTAAGGTGCAGAATACAAGGAAAAAAAAATGAAAATAATTGAAAAACATTTAAGACTTTCAGCAGATGTTTGTGATTTATTGCAGCAAAAAAAAATAATGAGCAGACGTTCAGAGTCCTCGATAGTGGATGAAATATTGAGGGAGCATTTAAGTCATAAACTTTCTAGCAACGTACAGAAGATCGTAAAAAAAGCCGACACAATTATTAAACAACAAGGAGAATGACAATGGAAAATTTAGATTTAGGTAATGAAGCAGTATCTTATATGGGATATAAAGCGCAAGCAAAAACATGGGTAGTAGACGGTACCGAATGTAATATAAAAAAACTGTTAATAGATCCTGAAACTATAAGAATAGGACAAGGTAAATTAGCAGCTGGTGTTGCACCAGATTGGAAGTGGAATGAATATCCAGGTGAAAAAGTAAAGCTTATGGATGGATATAAAAAAGCTTTTTGTATTACTGTATATCTTTCTGATAAGTATGGAGCGCCTGAAAATAGCTGGAAGGATTGGATTACCAATCAAAGAGCATCAAGAGAGGCATTATCAAGAGTATGGAAAGACATTAACTCAGGTATGGCAAGCAATAAAGGTAAGATGGCAATAATAGAAGTATCTGATATTAAGCCTGAGAAATTTGGAGAGGCAACAGTCAACGTACCAGTATTTAAATTAGCTGGTTGGGCTGATAAACCAGGTGAAACAAAGAAACCAGAACCGAAAATAGAACTTAAAGATGATCTTGAGTTTTAGGAAATGTCAAAATGGTCGGCAAATATAAGAGCCGTTGCCAAGCATTTTTGGGGAGAGCCGAGCAAAGAAACCAAAACAGAATTAAGGTTCGGCTCTCAGGGATCAAAGACGGTTAATTTAGAAGATGGTACCTGGTATTGCTTTGAAACGGAAGAAGGTGGTGGTGTAGTGGATCTAGTTAAAAAACAGTTACCAGATGTTGACGTAGCACAATTTCTGGAAGAAGTAATCAAGCTACCAAGAAATACAGAAGATGAGGTTTTTGAAGAAGCATTTAACAGTAGCAAGGAAACCGTTTACGATTACCAGGATCAGGAAGGCAATACTATATACCAGGTAGTGCGTTACGAACCTAAGACATTCAGGCAACGTAGACAGCATAATGGACAAACAGTATGGAACCTACAAGGTGTAACTTTACTACCGTATCGTCTACCACAAATAGCAGAAAACAAAGACAAACCAGTATACATAGTAGAGGGAGAAAAGGACGTACTCAGGTTAGAAAGCCTGGGTATATTAGCAACGTGCAATAGTGGTGGATCAGGTAAATGGACTAAAGAACACAGCCAATACTTGAAAGATAGGGATGTAGTTATTATCCCTGATAATGATGAACCAGGGCAAAAACATGCCAGGGTTATTATCTCTAGCTTACAGCCGTTAGCAAAGAGTATTAAGTTGATAAAATTACCAGGAATACAGCCAAAAGGAGATGTATTTGACTGGTTAGAAAAGCATAATATTAAAGATTTATTGGAACTTGTAGAACAAACAAAAGTATTATCAGACCAGCCTATAACTCCGATACCGATTATGTCGATACAGGATGTAATGAATATGGAGCCTGTACCTTGGTTAGTCCAGGACTATATCCCAGAAAACAGCATGGCAATGGTATATGGAGCGCCTGGAAGTGGTAAAACATTCCTGGCATTGGATATGGCATTACACATAGCACATGGCATGAGTTGGAACGGTAAAGATATTAACCAGGGAGAAGTATTTTACATAGCTGGTGAAGGTGTTGGAGGACTACGTAAAAGGCTACAAGCCTGGCATAAATACCATGAGAAAGAGGCAAAAGCGCCATGTCATATTATCCCACAAGCTGTCGGATTATTGGATCAGAAAGAGATGGATCAATTAGTAGAAACGATCCACAAGATTAGTAAGGACAAGGTTAAGCTGGTTATATTTGATACGGTAGCCAGGTGTTTAACTGGGGATGAGAACTCAGCCCAGGATATTGGTGAGGCAATAAAACAAATGGATAAGATCCGTCAGCAATTTAACTGCGCTGTACTCCCTATTCATCATTCAGGAAAAGACAGGGATCGTGGTGCCAGGGGATCAACAGCATTGATTGGTGCTGTAGATGTATCGTTAAAGGTAGAAAGATTGGATCAATTAGTAGCAATGGTTACAGAAAAGCAGAAGGATGCAGAGGCGCAAGATGCCCTACTCTTTGAAACGCATACTATTTACACAGATGAATTAGGTTTAGGAGATGAGTCTAGCCTGGTATTTAAAGCAACAGAGCAAAAGATGTCGTCTAAATCTAAATTAACCTCGGCACAAAAGGAAACATTGCATGCATTACGTAAGGCAATAGAAGAGAAAGGACAAAGACCAGGTGGCAAAGTTCCAGGTCTTGCTGTCACAGAGTCGGTATGGAGAGAGTATGCATATCAGCGTTCTATTACAGGATCCGATAGTCAGGACGCTAAGCGTAAGGCATTTGTAAGAAGTGCAAAAAGCCTATTACAAACAGGACAAATCGACAAATATAACGATTGGTGCTGGGACAAGACGGACAAGCCAGGACAAACAGAAAATGTCCTGGTAAAAGACCAGAAATCTGGGAATTATTGGTATGACGGACAATAGAGCATGGCAAAATATGTCCAGGACGGACAGGACAGAACACTATAGGTTCTGTCTGTTGTCCTGGTATGCCCAAGACAGAGGACATTTATGAACCGTAAGATAGTACAAAAGGTAGATGACGTAGCTGTAGCAATGGAAAAGAAATATGGCTACAACTCCAGGATGTTGGATCTTGTGCCAAAGGAACTTGAGGTTAAGTTTACAAAAGCGCTGCAACAATTTAATGAGGCAATAGGACGTAATGATGCAACAGCTATGGATAGATATGGTGAAGCATTGATACGTGGTTATCAGGCATTGGATAAGATTGCAGCAAAATCGGTACATAGTGTGTGGAAGGTCAGACATACTTCAGGGACACTTGTTACTGTGTACCAGGGTGCTATCCCTAGAACACCATCAGATGGATCTATATGCATGAGTATTGAGGAGATACTGAAGTTTGTACCAGCAAGTATAGTCAAAGTTAAAGAGCATTTTCCAAAGAGTAAAGTCCTGAAAACAAAAGATGAGGTACCATTTTGAGAAGTACCAAGCCAGTTATAGTGCAATCTAAACCAGAAACCAGGTTATATTCTGTGCTACCAGCAAGAGCAATACAGGATGATTTCCTACACGCTACAACATTAAGAGTGCTAGGAGCAATATGTCTACATACTAATAAGTATGGGATCTGCTTTCCATCTAGGATCACACTTGGACGACATGTATCCAGGACTCCTAAAACAGTTTCATTTCATGTTTCCAGGTTAATCAAGTTAGGATACATCAGGAAGCTACAGAAAAGAGATTACAGGCTCAAAGGAAAGCCCAGGAAATCTAAGTATGCTACTAATAGATACCAGGTATTATACGAAGGTAAGAAGACTAAACTACCA